CCGGCCACCGCGCCGGGTTTTTTATGGCTGTTAAGCTAATAGCCCGCCACTGAGCGGGCTTTTTTGTGCCTTAAAATATTATTTCCCCAATAAATTCATCATCTTTATTACTGCGCGTAATTTATTATCACCATTAGTGTTGACTAATAAATCACTATTAATGATACTTAGCTCATCGGATGGCTGCCGAGTGATGTGGAAAGCTCCATCGGGATGACTCGCTGAAATGTGATTTTGCGGAGATTACGAAGTGAAGATGATTAAGCAAATGGCCAACACCAGCTTACGGGACTTGATCACCTTCCTGAAACTCTTCCCTGATGCCGAACTCATCTGTGATGCAGATACCGGTGTCATGACGTTCGAATGCTGTGAAGTAGAAGTGGAATACAAGGCTGTGTTTTGAGTGTTTGGGCGGTTTCTCCGGGGCTTTCAACCTTTGTAGGAGAGGGAGGATAGTGTTCGACCGGTTTAACCGCCACTTTTTCACAACGACAAGGGCATTTATGAAGCGGGTGTTTTCGAACGCTTTAGAGACGTGGAGTAAGTGCCCTTCTCGTTGTGGTGAATGCGAAAGCATGGGTGTGATTAGCGAGTAGTTATGCCGTCGGCTGAAGCCGCTGGATAACAAACCCGTCTTGAGCGGTGGCTAAACCAGCGCGCGTGAACGGCGAGGAGCACCGGCCACCACAACTTAAATCCGCAGGCTGGTTTAGTCATTCTTGACCATCAGTGCCTGCGCCGGATGGGGTAACCGGCACACATTGGTGAGAGCGCTGGATGGAACGCACATAGAAGTCACTCAGCACGCGACAATAGCTTTAACCTCGCTGCGGCCAGATCGGTGCCAGGTTACGCAGCGCTCTCAACCATTGTGGTGAATACGGCTATGCGCTCGTGGAGAACTGGCACCAACAATGACGCGATCGGTTGGTGCTCAAAGTCTAATACCGCTCTGGCTCTTGCCAGTTCGTCCAGAGCACCGGGAGGCACCCGGCACCGCAATACCTTTCAACGTGGAGTAACGAGGCTACAGGTTTTGCAGAACCTGTCAGCCAATTAAATGAATCCCTAAGTGATTTATTGCCAGCAATGGCAAGGGATTCTTGCAGCCCAAAATAGGCGTGGAGGATGTATGGCGTATTGGAAGTTTATCAAACCTGAGCAGTTAGCAGCGTGGGATGTCAAAGCACAGAACGAAGCCAAGCTTCGTGAAGAGGGTGAATCGCTAGCGGCAATATTTGGCGGCAAACCTGTTTTTAAGGGTGACATCACCCGCACTTATTTTCACGGTGTGAAGTTCGGTAGCGCGCCATTCTATGTCGCTAAAGAACTTTGGACCGTTCCAAAAAGCGATAACGGCTATTCGTCCTGGCCTAAATCTCGTCCGCCAAAAGGCATGGGAGAACAACACAAAGCCCTGAAAAAACTTTGGTCAGATAATTATCCGCAAACAAAAGTTAGCACCGATGAGTTTTTGAAGTCGATCGGCTTCGACTGGGGAATGCTGCTTCTATACGGGATTACCTATTTCCGTCTCGGTGATGCCATCTTCGTGAAAACTGGCGCGAAGCCGAATAAAGATGCGAAAGCGGTTGAGATTTTGGGCAGCGAGTTTGATTCAGCTAAGAGGGATTACGTCGATGCAGCATCCTAAAGACCATATAACCGTGGGCATCGTCACCCTGCCCTACAGCATCATTTTAGCCGGCTGGATTATGCCCGACGGCTCAGTTATCAGTAACCCAATCGCAGCGCAGGCAGCGGCAGAACGCCTTAACTGCGCAAGCCGTACCGTTCACTGAGGACCACCAGCATGACTAACCAAAAATCAAACAAGGAAATGGTCGCTGCCTCCCATCTGTTTGCTAAATCCATCGGGGCCGACACGCCGCTGCTGGAGATTGCAAAGCTGGTCAGTGACCTTGCCTCCCGCCTTGATGTTGCGAACGTTCGGGGAAACCTGATGGCAGCTGAAGTGCTGCGCATGAATAGCGTGCTGCCTGATGCAATCAGAGCGCTGCAGTGCACAGGTGAACACCTGAGCCTTATCGATGACATGAATGTTGCGCTCGCAACACCAGCATCTGATCAGTGGATTCGCACTTTGCGCAGTGAAGCGTTGGGTGAAGCTCGCCGGGCTGTATCGACGATGGGCAATAACCACCAGCCTGGTATTTCTCACGCAGTAAACATCATTTCCCAACTGGAAATGGATTTGCTCCGCTCACGTACGGTAACGCTGAAGGTGGTTTCATGAAAAATTTAATCAGTGCTTTGCCAGTAGAGCGCGATCAATATGGCTACTGGACTCACCCAATTTATAACGAGTTTTGTGATGGACGTGAAAGCATTCCGGTTGAAGAATTTAACCAATGGCTTGCCGATCAAGGCCTGAAATGGTCTGTGCAATATCGCGATGAAGAAGATATCGATCTAAGCGTTGATGGCTACGACATCTCAACTTGGCAACCAGCAGCTCCTGAAGGTGATGGCTGGTTCGTTGCATCCATTCATGACACAGAAGACGGAGCTGTGTGCATTTGGTTACGAGCTGCGAAGGATGGTGAGTGATGGCTAATCCATTGACCATTGGTGTAAGCCCCCTAACTAATGCGATTTTTGCTGGTCGCAGCAAGGCCGTAAAGGGTGCAGCTCCTGATGTACGTCAGTTTGTGGGCAACAAGGAAGATGTGACATGGCAGGTTCTTTATGCCGCAGCTATCCACCTGATGAATAGTGATGACGTAAAGGTATTCAAGCTTGCTGACGGCACTGAATTGCACCTGCGCGCTGATATCAAGGAGGCGAAGGCATGAAAGAGCGTCCAATCATCTTTAACGCCGAAATGGTTCGTGCAGTTCTGGAAGAAAGAAAGACGCAGACGCGCCGGATCATGAAGGTTCAGCCTGACTCGCCTAATTTTGGCTTGCTGCGCATCACTGATTCGACAAAGCGTGCTGATATAGGCAAATACCACTGGGCAGAGTCGAATGGGACTGGCACCCATACTCGTTCGGCGCTGTTCTCCTGTCCGTTCGGTGCAGTAGGTGATCGCCTGTGGGTGCGTGAGACGTTTTCCGGGCATTATCTCGACGACGATCAAATTCAGGAGATCAAAGATGGTCGGGATAAAGCGAGTGACCTCTGTGAATACCGTGCTGATTATCCTAATGGCGCTCAGGCCCATGAGGGTTGGACGCCATCCATCCACATGCCGCGCTGGGCTTCCCGCATAACGCTGGAGATTACCGGCGTTCGTGTGGAGCGGTTGCAGGATATCAGTGAATCGGATGCGGTCGCCGAGGGTATTGAGCCATTGCCCCTAGAACCGGGCATGCCCCAGTTTTATCACGAATATTTTCCCATCGGCGTTAAGAACGGTCTCCGTTGCAACATGTCTGCAACAAATTCATTCCGTGGCTTATGGGGTGGGATTTGCGGCGCTGACAGCTGGCAGGCTAACCCGTGGGTGTGGGGCATTGAGTTTAAGCGCGTGGCAAATCACATAATTGGATCGTCTATCTCTTCCACCAGCTCGGAGCCCTGATTATGAATATTGCCTACCTTTCTGGAAACTGGATGCCAGGTGAAGTCTTTTTCAGGCAACGCCGCATCATGCGCGATTTCCTGCGCGCGTTCGGGTGTGGTGTCAGCGCTGAGCCACTCCCGGACAGCATCGCCTGTAAGCACCAGCGGTCGCCGGTCATGAATATCGACCATGCCTTTGTTACTTGCAGCCGTCACGATGACAAAGCCTTCGTGTCCGTGATCTTTATCGTAGGGAGCTTTGCCAATGGCAGCGAAGAAAAGTGGCTGGTTTTTCTTATGGTAGATGAAGTAAGGCTGCTTTTTATCGCCATCCTTTTTCCACTCAAACCAACCATCAGCCGGCACGATGGCGCGACCGTGATTCCACAGGGGTTTGAACATACGACCGGTCGCGGCAGTTTCGCCGCGAGCATTAATCAGCGGCTGCTTATCCCACCATTCGGGACCGTAGCCCCAAATAACCGGGTCGAGATGAAGCTCATCATCGCGTTCGTTAAGCAGAAGCACCTTTGTGCCGGGGGCAACGTTAAAGCGCCCTATTGGTTCCGGGTCATATTGGATTTCGTCAGCCTTGAGGCCGAACGATTCAAAATACTCGTCTCTGCTACTGTACTGAGCAAATCGTCCACACATATGTACCTCCTGCCTAAGCATAGTGCAGATAAGGAAGCATAACGATGAGCATGACAGCAGCTGAACGCAAAGCAGCGCAGCGGGCACGTCAGGCCGCTGCCGGTGATCAGAAACTGGAGCTGGTTCTGGATAGTCAGGAATTAGCAATGCTGGCGCACAACTGCGCCGCTCGTCGCCCCGGTCGGGAACCCTATGATGCAGCTGAGTACATCGCGCTGCTGATTCGCCAGGATGATGCGCGTGTGCGTTCGAGATTTCGGATAATCAGCAAGCGTAAGTGCGGTAAGTGTGGTGATCGATTGCCGGTTAGGGATTGCCCATGCAAAGGCGAAGCAGCATGTTGGGCTAATCGCGGCTGGCATGAAACCAAATTAATGCTGTGACATGTCACAGCAATCAAACCTGTTGCAGCAGGTAACGCGTGGAGGAGATGTGCTGATGCAGAACGACATAATTTCTGATGCTGATATCGAAAAAATCACAGGCTACAAAATTCCGTCAAAGCAGTGCCATTGCTTAAAGCAAGCAGGCATATTTTTTGTGGTTCGGCGTGACGGCAGACCAAGAACGACCTGGCAGCACTTTAACGACCCGATTACACATCGCAAAGTTGCTGAACAGGAAAACCATGAACCAAACTTCGGCGCGTTAGATTAATGGCTAGAACAAGAAAAAATACTGAAGATGTATGGATGCCGCCGCGTGTTTATCGCGGCAGATCAGCATATGAGTTCCACCCGAAAAATGGTGGTGCCATACGCCTATGCAATCTTGATTCGCCTCAGTCCAAGGTGTGGGCGGCATATGAGGCGCTCATTAACGAAATACCTGATGACAAACTTTTGGCGTCTTTGGCAGATCGTTTCTTCAAGTCAGCCGATTTCTTTGAATTGGCGCGTGAAACACAGAAGGATTACCTGAAGTATTCGAAAAACGTGCTTTCAGTTTTTGGCGCAATGCCATCTGATGCAATCAAACCTGAGCACGTCCGAAAATATATGGACAAGCGTGGACTTAAAAGCCGCGTGCAGGCCAACCGCGAAAAAGCTTTTATGTCACGCATGTACCGTTGGGGATATGAACGGGGAATGGTGAAAGGCAACCCCACGAAAGGAGTTAAGAAGTTCAAAGAAGAATCGCGTGACCGTTATGTTACGGATGCGGAATATCAAGCGCTTTATTCCTGTGCGCCAGACATAGTTAAAATAGCTATGGAACTAGCTTACTTGTGTTGCGCTAGACAGGCAGATGTCTTGTCGATGAAAAAAAGTCAAATCGTTGAAGAAGGCATTTTGATAAAGCAGAGCAAAACCAGTGTCGCCCAAATAAAAGGTTGGTCCACTCGCCTTACTTCTGTGATTAATATGGCATCAGGATTATGCCTCAAGCCAGGCATGAGCAGTATATTCATCATCCACCAGCCAAACGGTTCAGGATATACTCGCGATGGTTTCAACAGTCGCTGGGGTGCAGCGCGCGAAGATGCGCGTAATAAATTTCCTGAGTTACTTTTCGATTTCACATTCCATGATTTGAAAGCCAAAGGTGTATCTGACCTAGATGGTGATCTTTATGAAAAAAGAGCTATAACCGGTCAT